ACCCGGACCTTGGTTTCCCCTTTTCCCCGTCCCCTCCCACAATTACAAGTATGCCATCCATAAAAGGAACCATGTGGGCCTTTACACTAAACTTTGTTGGGCCTAGGCCCAACTTAGAATTTGGACCAGAAGTCCAATACGCTAAATGGCAACATGAAAAAAAGGCCCACGACCACTTGCAAGGTTTTATTCAGATGAAGGATAAAAACACAACCTTGAAGAAGATGAAGATGGTAATTCCAGGTGCTCACCTGGAATTATGCAAGGGTTCTGTAGAAGATAACCTCAAATATTGTGGTAAGGAGGATACAAGGATTGATGGTCCCTGGGAATATGGAGAAGTTCTTAAGCGAGGAAGTAACAAACGCAAGGTTATGGAACGCTATGAAGAAGACCCAGAGGCCATGAAAATGGAAGACCCAGATCTCTATCTCCGTTGCAACGCTAAGAGACTGGAGAAGGAGTACATGTCATCAGATGGTCCCACCCGTCTGTACAACTGGCAACAAGAAGTTCATATGAAGCTTCTTGAAGAACCAGATGATCGTACTATCATCTGGGTATATGGATCCAACGGTGGAGAAGGCAAGTCTACGTTCGCTAAGGAATTAATCAAGCGTAATTATTTTTATACACCTGGAGGCAAGTCAGAGAATATACTATACTTGTATAGTATGGATCCTGAAAGGAATGTTGTATTTGATATACCCAGGTGTAATAAAGAAATGATTAATTACTCTGTAATAGAAATGATTAAAAATGGCGTATTTAGTTCAACTAAATACAGGCCTGTAGATATACGCGTAGTTAGGAAGAGACATGTAGTTGTAATGTGTAATGAGATGCCAGATACTACGCGTATCTCGCACGACAGAATATTTTTGGTGGAATGCAATTGATTTTTTTTTACTCCGCGGAGCGGATGTCAAACTCTCGCTAAATTGAGGTACTGTAGTTAGTTGAGCGAACTTTTGAAGTCCCGCGTCTATAAATAGAGGGGAGCGAGGTCGGATTTTAGTATT